AAGCCGTCACGGCAGTTGTTGGCATTGGGGCTGGTCTTGCTTTGGCATCCAAAATAGATAAGAAAAAATTTAAAACATATGTTTTAGTTGGAGATGGCGAATGTGATGAGGGTTCCATTTGGGAATCAGCAATGTTTATTGGTCAAAATCAAATTGAAAATCTTTTCATAATTGTCGATAGAAATAGACAATCGGTAACAGAATATATTTCTGAGGAAGATGAGGTAGCATCATTGGAACAAAAATTTCAAGGGTGTGGAATACAGACGGTTACAATAAATGGTCATGATTTTAAAGAGATATATGATGCATTGTCAAAAGACTATAAAGGACCAGTCGTCGTTATAGCTGATACAGTAAAGGGAAAAGGTGTATCATTCATGGAATCTGGAATTAAATGGCATCACTCAATTCCAGCGGAACAACAATATCAAATTGCCTTAGAAGAACTACAAAAGGTGTTACAAACATGAGTAAAGACATAAGAGATTCGTTTTTTGATCAAATTTATGAAATGGCACGAAAAGATAAAAATATAATTTTTATATCAGCCGATGCCGATGCTTTTAGTTTAAGGCAGTTTAGAGAAAATTTGCCAGAGCAGTTTATTAACGTAGGTGTAGCTGAACAAAATATGGCTTTAGTTGCAACAGGATTAGCGCTCGAAGGTAAAAGGGTATTTATTTACTCAATTACGTCTTTTATCGCCATGCGTTGCTTTGAGCAACTTAAAGTAAATATTTGTAGCATGGATCTTCCTATAGCCATCGTCGGACTTGGCAGTGGCTATTCTTTTTCTTATGATGGACCCACACATCACGCAACTCAAGATATTGCTATTATGAGAACTTTACCAGAAGTTACAATTTTAAATCCGTGTGACGAAGCAACGGCTAAACATGCAGCAACCCATTGTTGTTTAACAAATCACCCAACATATGTTAGAATTGATAAAGGATCGCATGAAAGTTTATATGATAATAATGATTGCGAGACTGGGATAAAACAACTTACAAAAAGTTCTAAAATTAAAATTATTAGCACTGGCTATATGACCCATAAGATGAATGAATTGGTACGAGAAATCAATACTGATGTGGACGTAATTGATTTATATAAAATAAAACCATTAAACACACAATTATTAAAAAATATTTTAATAGATTCAGAGTTGGTAATAACAGTTGAAGAAAATACGTCAATTGGAGGCATTGGTTCAATGATGTGTGAAATTTTGGTTGATAATGAAATCACCACAAAACTAAAAAGAGTCAGCCTTGAAGATAAACAAGAATTTTGTTTTGGATCTAGAGACTGGTTGATAGAAAATGGTGGAATAAAAAAAGAAAATATTGTGGATATAATAAGGAACTTTCATAATGGATAAAATTTTAACTTTAGATACATTAGCTCAATCTTTCGGCACTACAGTCGATGATTTAACTGATGAATGTCATGATCTGTTACAGAATATGGATAGTCGATATTATCTTGTTTCTGGGATAGAAAGAGAAAAATTGATTGCCGATATTTTACACAGAATTGACGATGATAAACAGATCATCGGTGCTCCTGAGCGAACCGATAAGTGGTTTAAGGGATGGAAAGAAAATTTAGATGATTTAAGAAATAGTGATTATGATTTAGACTCGTTAATGCCTAAATTTATACGCAAAAATCAGCCTATTAGATTTATGGGAGATTATATAATCCCAAGTGAATCACACTTTGAACATGTTTATTTTAACATTTTTAGAGCTTGGCTATTTGAAAAATATTTCTCTAAGTATGATACAATTTATGACGTTGGATGTGGATCTTCATATAATCTGATTGAACTATGCAGACGATTTCCAGACAAAAAAGTTTATGGATTTGATTTTGTACAATCCTCAGTAGACATTGTTAATGATTTATCAAAACATCACGGCTTCAATACAGAGGGTCGTTTGTTTAATATGATTGAGCCAGATTTTGATGTGCAGCTAAATGATAATAGTGTGTTTTTTACATCTGGTGCAATTGAGCAGATAGCAAGCAAGTTTGATAATTTAATAGACTTTTTATTGGAAAAGAAACCAGACTTAGTTGTGCATATTGAACCAACCTATGAGGTGTATGATCAAAGTTTGTTATTTGATTATCTCGCTGCAAAGTTTCATCGAAAACGTGGGTATACAATGGGATACTTGCCTGCTCTTCAAAAATTAGAAGCTGAGGGTAAAATTGAAATTATTAAGATTAAAAGATTAAACTTTGGAAGTTTGTTTATGGAGGGCTTTACAAACATAATCTGGAGACCATTGTAATGCTCTTGGGGCTTGAGGGTAAAAATGCAATCATCACTGGAGGAAGTCACGGAATAGGACTGGCGACAGCAAAACTGCTTGCATCAGAAGGGTGCAATGTTGCACTTTTATCTAGAGATTTAAAAAAATTACAGAAAGCCAAACAACAAATATCTGAGTTTAATGTAAATTGTTTAATTTTTCAAGTTGATGTTTTGAACAAAAAACAAATAGAAAATAGTTTTGAACAAATTGCTAAACATTGGAAAGAAATTCATATATTAATTAATAACGTCGGCGGAGGCGGTCGCTGGGGCATTGATGATTTTGTAAAAAACTCAGATACTGTTTGGCAAGAAGTTTATGATAAAAATTTGACAGCGGCTCTTCGTTATACTAGATTTGTTGTTCCCTACATGAAGAAACAACAATGGGGAAGAGTTGTAACTGTGACATCAACACTTGGTAGACAAGCTGGCGGAAGAGCCTGGTTTAATGTAGCTAAAACGGCTCAAACATGTTTAATGAAAAACTTGTCATTGAATAAGGATTTGGTTAGGCATGGCATTACATTTAATAGTGTTTCACCTGGATGCATTATGATACCTAACACTGGATGGGAAGATGAAAAGGAAAAGAATCCTGAAGAGTTTAAAAATATGCTTCATCATAAATTTCCTTTGGGAAGAATGGGAGAACCTGAAGAAGTGGCATATGCCATTGTTATGTTGTGTTCTGAATCTGCGTCATTAATTAATGGTGCTGCTGTAGCTGTTGATGGTGGAGAAAGTTATGCATTTTGATAATTTAGAAGTTAATAGCATGATTGAAAAGTTTAAAAAAATAAAATTGGAGTTAAAATGAAAAATGTTTTGAATGGTTCAAAGGTATTGGTTACCGGCGGCACAGGTATGATTGGTAGATATTTAGTTGATAAATTATTAGACAAAGGCTGTGAAGTTACAGTTGTTTCCTTAGACTCACCTGATGGTTTGCCAAACAATGTCAACTTTATGAAATTAGATTTAACGGTTTTAGACAATTGTATTAAAGCGTGCAAGGGGCAAGATTATGTATTTAATTTGATAGGCATCAAGGGGTCTCCAAAAATGTCCAGAGAGCGCCCAGCAAGTTTTATGGTCCCCATGTTGATGTTTAACACAGCCATGATGGAAGCTGCAATGAGGTGCGGTGTTAAGTGGTATTTGTACACAAGCTCTGTCGGAGTTTATCATCCAGCAGAAGTGTTTAAGGAAGATGACGTGTGGAATACATTCCCATCAGATAATGATAAACACCCCGGTTGGGCAAAAAGGATAGGAGAGCTTCAAGCTGACGCATATAAAATACAATATGGAAAAGACAATATTTCAATTGTAAGACCTGCCAATGTTTATGGAAAATGGGACAATTTTGATCCAGAAAATGCCATGGTTATACCGTCACTAATTAATAGAATTGTCTCTGGAGAATCACCACTTGTTTGCTGGGGCGATGGCACTCCCATCAGGGATTTTATATATGCAGGTGATTGCGCGGACGGTATGATTCACATGGTAGAAAATGGAGTAACAGACCCAGTTAATTTAGGTAGCGGTGATGGTGTATCAATAAAAGATGTTGCAGAATCTATTAGAAACTGTTATAATAAAGATATAAAGATTGAGTGGGACACTAGCAAACCAAAAGGGGATGCACGTCGTCTCATGGACACTACTCGGGCTCAATCACATGGATTTAAATGTTCAACAAGTTTACAAGATGGAATTCAAGAAACATTAGAGTGGTTTTTGAGCAATCAAGAATTATACAAAAAAAGAAACAACTATTTTACTCAGGAAGGCTGATGCAGGTTACAGATACTAAATTACATGGTGTTAAATTAATTATACCAGATAGGTTCGAAGATCATCGTGGAACATATATGGAAATTTATGATTCTAAAAATTTTGCAACAATAACAGATGAAGTTTTTGTACAAGATGATATTTCTATATCAAACAGGGGTGTTTTGAGAGGATTACACGGCGATTGGCAAACTACAAAAATTGTAACAGTTCTTAATGGAACAGGATACGCTGTTATAGCAGACAATCGCCCTTCCTCCCCCACATATAAACAGTGGCAATCTTTTACACTAAGCAAACTGAATAAACACATGTTATTACTTCCAGCAGGTATTGGCAATTCAATTCTTGCTTTAGAAGATAACATGATATATTATTATAAGCAGAATACACACTTTATTGATGGACAACAATTTACTATCAAATGGGATGACCCTGAGTGGAATTTTTGGTGGCCAATTAAAAACCCCATCTTATCCATGAGAGATGAAAGAGGGGATTATGTCAAATAAAAAATGTTTAATTACTGGCTTTACTGGAATGGTCGGCTCTCATCTAGCTGACTTTTTACTTGAGGAAACAGATTGGGATGTCTACGGATTGTTAAGGTGGAATGATAGAACAGATAATATTGAGCATTTAATGTCCAAAATTAACAACAAAGAAAGAGTCTTTTTGGAATATGGTGACATTAATGATTTAAGCTCTATGTTACATGTTTTTGAAAAAGTGAATCCTGATTATGTTTTTCACCTTGCAGCACAAAGTTATCCAAAAACAAGTTTTGATTCCCCTTTAGAAACATTAGAAACAAATATATTGGGTACAGCCAAAGTCTTAGATTCAATTAAAAAATTAAAACAAAATCCAATTGTGCATGTCTGTGCATCATCAGAAGTATTCGGGCGTGTGCCTAAAGAGTTTTTACCGATTCATGAAGACGTAACCTTTCACCCTGCCTCTCCATACGCTATTTCAAAAGTAGGCACTGATTTGGTAGGTCGATTTTATGCTGAAGCATATGGAATAACGGTAATGACAACAAGGATGTTTACGCACACTGGTCCGAGACGAGGCGATGTATTCGCAGAATCTACGTTTGCAAAACAGATTGCAATGATAGAGGCTGGTTTACAAGAACCGATTATCAAGGTTGGGAATCTAGACTCATTGAGAACTTGGTCAGATGTCCGCGATGCTGTAAGGGCATATTATATGCTTGTTACTGTAAATCCAATCCCTGGAGAATATTATAATATTGGAGGAACATTCTCCTGCTCAGTTAGGGACATGTTAACACACTTACTGTCCCTGTCTACTCGTAAAGACATTAGTATTGAAACAGATCCAGATAGACTTAGACCGATAGATGCTGACTTGCAAGTACCGGATACTTTAAAATTTAAAAACCACACTGGATGGGAGCCACAAATTAGTTTTGAAACAACAATGCAGGATTTATTAGATTATTGGCGACTACAAGTGGGTAGCGGTAAAAACTTTTTAATTAGATAAATTTATTATGATTTTAATTATTGGAGAAAGTTGTTTAGATGTATTTCACTATGGGGAGTGCCTTAGATTATGTCCAGAAGCACCTGTGCCTGTTTTTAAATCAATTAGAACGAGCGAAAACGGTGGTATGGCTATGAATGTTTATCAAAATGTGCTACAAATGGGTTCTCCCGCAGAAATTATAACAAACAATAATTGGAAATTTATTAAAAAAACTAGATTTGTTGAAGAAAAATCAAACCACATGTTTATGAGACTTGATGAAAATGAAAATGATTATGGACATTTAAATATCGACAATTTAAATTTAGAAAAATATAGTGCTATAATTGTCTCTGATTATAACAAGGGCTTTTTATCTACTAAAAATTTAAAAAAAATATCTGCTAGCCATCCATTAACTTTTCTTGATACTAAAAAAATATTAGGCGATTGGAGCAAAGAATTTACATATATTAAGATTAATGGACCAGAATTTGAAAGAACAAAGCACACTATAAATAAAGATTTATACAAAAAATTAATTATAACTCAAGGACCAAAAGGTTCAACCCATATGGATAAAAGATATCCCGTTCCATTAGTTGAGGTTAAAGATGTATCTGGAGCAGGAGATACCTTCATATCAGCCTTGTGTTGCCGATATCTTAAATCACATAATATTGAAGAATCAATATTATTTGCAAATAAATGTGCCACAACTGTGGTACAAAAACGAGGCGTATCTACAATATGACAAAAACTAAATTATATATCTACCCACAAGCAAAGCCACACGAACATGATACAAATTCGGCTGGCATGAGTGAGCATTTAAAAAATACAGTTCCTTTAAGCCAAAAGGGTATACGCGAACATTGTATTGTTACTTCACCCGATGCAGCCGATTATTTTTATATGGGGCAGTTTGCACAAGATACTGGAGAAATTTTAAAAATAGGACCAGATAGTTTTGAACATTTTAATGGAAATGAAAACAGACATATTTTAGATATTGATGGTGAAGGTGGATTTGAAGCTTCAAACCGACCGCGTATTCCTGATTGGTTGCGCGGAAGCATAATTACAGCAAATGGAACGTTAAAAAAAGATCAAGATATAGAAAAATTATTTACCAGACCAACCTTTTCCCATTTGTTGATTGATATAGTTAACAATAAAAACGAAACTTTTGAATTTACAGAAGAAAAGAGTTTTGGATTTCGTGGAATGGTAAATTGTACCACAAGAGCACTTATGCTGTATACGTTGCACAACATGCCAGACGTTAAAAAAGATTTGAAAATTAACACTCATTGGCAAGGCTTATCAGAAATTGGATCCAATACACAAAAAGAATTTGTAGAGCACATGTTACGAAATTCACTTTCATTATGCCCTCGTGGCTCGGGCATTGACAGTGTGCGATTTTTAGAAACTTGTTATTTTAATAGAGTGCCAATTGTAATATCTGATCATGATTATTTTTTATTTGGTGAAGATCTTCATGATACTTCTTTTTGTTATCGCATTTTTAAAGGCGATATGAAGCCTTCTGATTTACACGAGAAATTAACACAGATATATGATACGCCAATTGAAGAACTAAAAAATCGAGCAAAATTAGCAAAAATATATTTTGATCAAGTGGTTAGAAGTTATTTTGACGACCCGACATTATATTTCTTAAATTGGTTAGAGGTAAAAAATGAAAGAAAGTGATATTTTTAATCCGAAAGCAAAGGTTTTGGCAAATGTTGATCGTGTAATTGAACACATTGAAACAGGATGTACAAGTCCAGTGCTTATTGAGGTTGATCCAAGCAATGCCTGTAATCATGCATGTAGCTTTTGTTTGTCAGCATATATTCATTTTGATAAATATAAAGGCACAGAAGCATTTTCAAGAGCGTTGATGTCAAGAGATGTTTTAATGAACTTGTGCAAAGATTTTGTAGACATGGGAGTAAGGGCGGTAAACTGGACAGGGGGTGGAGAACCAACTCTTAATAGGCATTTAAAAGAAGCAATTGAATATTGTGGTTCAAATGGCATTAAAATGGGTATGTTCACTAATGGCACCTTATTTGACAAATGGGACATGTTTGAGACTCTAGTGAACAATATGACTTGGGTTAGAATATCAGTTGATGCTGGAACTAAAGAAACCTACGATGGTGTAAGAAAAGCAAAAGGACAACAAAATTGGGACAAAATGGTTTCCAATTTATCAAAACTTATTGATACTAATAAAAGGTTAGGCAACAAAATTGATATTGGTGTTGGATATGTCATATCTCCAGACACATATGAAGAAATAGTAGAGTTTGCTGAATTTTTTAAAGATTACGATTTAACATACTGTCAGTATAAGCCAGAAATTATCATTAGAGAAAAGGGTGGGCAACAAAGAGATCTCGAATTCTGGACAGAAAAAGTAAATCCTTTACTCAATAAAGCAAAAGAAATATTAGGAAATAAGTTTCAGGTTAATGGATATAAATTTGAAGACTTAGCAATGGATCGAGATAAATTTGGACGCAACTATGAAATGTGTTTAGGATCTCAACTATCTCCTTGTATTGGTGCTGATGGGCATGTATATGTGTGTACAAATCATCGTGGCTGGAAACAGTACAGTTATGGAAATTTATATGATAAATCTTTTGCAGAGATTTGGAATGATGTTACAAAAAGAAAACAAGTCATGAGGCAAATTGAAAAAGTTGAGTGTTTCAAAAACTGCACCAAGCTTTGCAAACCACATGAAAGCAATAAGGCAATGTGGGAAATATATAAAAACTTCGATGATAAGACAAAAAATGAACTTTTGGAACAACAAGAAGTAATCAAAAGGAAGCTTAAGCACCCGGAGTTTATATGACGCAATTGGTCAATGGAAGGGGTCAATTAGGGGAAATATTAAAAAAAAAGATTAAATCGATAAATGTTGATAGAAATACATTGATTTATCACACTTGGAATATAGATGATAAATCTGAAGACACACAATACAAAGAATATCAAAAATTCACTAGTTTTGTGAAAGGGCATCAAGATAAAAGGATTATTTTTATATCAACTAAAACTCAAAAAGACGATTTTTATGTTAAATACAAACAGATGGCTGAGGCTTTTTTAATTGAAAATTGTCATAATTGTTTGGTTTTAAAATTTCCAACTTTAATAGGTAAGGGCGTCATAAGAAACTTTAAAACAAAAAAACAACTACCCTATGGTATAATGGAAATCATGTCTTTAAAAAAATGTGCGGCTCTGATAATCGATAATCTGAATTTTAACGGTGAAAGAAAAATTCTGTATTTTAATGGAGAAACTGTATCAGCAGAATTAGTTTATGAGTTAGTGAACATATGAAAGTTATTTTTACAAATGGTTGTTTTGATGTGATTCACCGTGGACATGTTGAGCTTTTAAAGTATTGTCGTCAAGCCGGTGACCGTGTTATAATTGGGCTAAATAGCGACAAAAGTGTAAAGGCTTTAAAAGGGGAAAACAGACCTTATAACTCTGAGCATGATAGGAAGTTTATCTTAGAATCGTTAAAATACGTTGATGAGGTTTATATATTTGATGATCCCACACCTTATAATCTGATACAAGAAATAAAACCTGACTTAATTGTAAAAGGCGGAGATTATAAGCCAGAAAATGTAGTAGGCAACGATTTGTGTGATGTTGAAATTTTTAATTTTATTAATGGATATTCTACAACTATAACTTTGGATAAAATGAAATGACTTATGTTTTTGATATTGATGGCACACTTTGTACAAATACTAATGGTGACTATTTAAAAGCAGAGCCAATATATGATAGAATAGAACTAGTTAATATCTTGGCAAAAACGAATAAAATTGTACTTTACACCGCACGAGGTATGGGTAGGCACAATAACGATGCACAAAAAGCAATTGCAGAGTTTTATGATTTAACCAAAAAACAGCTTGAAGCTTGGGGAGTGCAATATGATGAGTTATTTCTGGGAAAGCCAGCAGGCGATTATTATATAGATGATAAGGGTATTAGAGATGCAGAATTCTTTAATTATGAATTATGTCCCTAAAGGATGGGGATTTGAAAAATGGATTGTAAACTGTGATGAGTATTGTGGAAAGTTACTTTACTTTGTCAAGGGCAAAAGGTGTTCTTGGCACTATCACAAGTTGAAAGACGAAGTTTTCTATATTCAATCCGGCAAGATGTTGGTGAAATATTCCGATGAGGATGATATTGATGACGCCAAAGAGGTAATATTGGAAAAGGGTGACAATTTTCATGTGTACCGAGGTTTACGGCATCAAATGATTGCCCTACAAGATACAGAACTATTTGAGTTTTCAACTCAACACTTTGATAGCGATAGCTATAGAATACAAAAAGGAGATTAATATGCAACTTACTGATCAAGCACTTGGAGCACTCATGCTCGCACTTCAAAATTCACTTATGAACCAGACGGATATCGTCCCTGTTCTAAAGGAATTCAATTTTACTGCAACAGATGATGGACTTATTGTCGAAAACCCACCCGTTGTGGATATGTCAGATGTTGAAGAAGAAAAGCCAAGCGCGGTATTTGATGCTTTTGTAGACGCTATTCCATAATGCCAAAGTATGTCTACAAATGCTTAAAGTGTGAAAAGACTTGTGAAGTTGTACACTCGTTCAGTGAAAAGAGAACACATTGCTCCGAGATCATGGATTGTGATGTAAATCATGAAGTTGAGCGAGTGCCACAACAGATCAACTATTCTACCAAGCAAGTGACCAACAAAACAACTCCCGGTCAAATTGTAGACGATTTTATTAAAGAAACAAAAAAAGAAGTAAAAGCGTATAAGAAAGATATGCGCGACTGGAAACCTGAATAATGTTAATTTATTTTATATTGATGCTTTCTATATCACTTAATGTGCTATTAGCGTGGTACGCTCGTAAGATACAAACAGAATATATTTTGTTTATCAGAGATAATCTCGAAGCACTCTCACAGATGCACAATGAGTTTAACGAGCATCTTGAAGTAGTAAATAACATGGAAATGTATTTTGGTGACCAGACACTTGTAGAACTATTGAAGCACTCCAAATTTGTCAAAGAACAAACAGCGGAGTTTCTTTTAGTCTTACAGGATTTAGATGAAGAAGTAGAAGAAGAATAATTTATGCCAAGAAAGCGGAAAGCAGGTAAACATTACTTTACCAAAGATCACGAAAATGCAATTATCGAGTATGTTGCTACCGACGACCAAAAGGTGCGAACTCAACTTTATATTGATTGGATTGGACCAGCCTTTGACGAGATGGTGGATAAGATTGTATACACTTATAAATTTACCACCCTACCAAATGTTGATGCTCTCAAAGACGAGTGCAAAGTTTGGCTGACGACAATCCTTGACAAATACGATCCAAGTAAGGGATCAAAAGCGTTTTCGTATTTTTCAGTCATTACAAAGAACTGGTTCATTCACAAGGTTAAGAAAAACGCCAAGCGAGCCCGAACCGAGGTTCTATATGATGAAATGCCAAAGGAAGTTGATAACGAGCTTGTTACGACTTCTAATCCATATCATTCAGACCGTGAAGAATTAGAGTTCTGGAAGTCATTATGGGCAGAGATTGAGTCCTGGGACACCGGCAATCTTAAGGAAAACGAGAAAAAGGTTCTTGAAGCAATTAAGATCTTGCTTGATTCTATCGATGAAGATACCATGATTTATAACAAGAAAGCAATATACTTATATCTTCGTGAGATAACTGGTCTCAATACAAAACAGATTGTTAATAACCTCAACAAGCTCCGTGTAAAATACCGAATTTTTAAGAAAAATTGGGTTAACGGCAAAATTTAAACTTCGTTGCTTCTAATTATTATGGAGCACGAATACCATGAAAAAGACAGATAATTATCTTGATGAAGCAATCGAGAACATCAGGAAAGATCGCGAGATCACAAAAGATCTGTTAAACGATTTAATTGTATACTTGAGCAAGGACGAAGCACGCCACACGGAAGTAGGCACCGTCGCAGCCAAGTATGTTGAAACACTCCAGCGTTCTAACGAGCAACTTGTTAAGCTTGTAACGCTGTTAGAGAAAAAGAAGAGCGCATCAACTGGATTAACAGAAGATGATAAATCAGATATTTTTGAGTTGCTCAATGGAGAAAATTAATGCCCTTCGGAAGAATCCGATCTGCCTTTAATAAGGTACGCAATTTCACTACTGGGCGATCATCCGGCTCCCCTGCAAATACTCCTAACGCTGCATCAAACAATTTTGGTTTAGATACCACCCAACTTACTGATGAACAGTTGGCTCAATTACAATCAGCACAAATTATAGAAACTTTGATTTCTTTGTTCTCACCAGTTCAAGAAAACAATAGATTAGAAATTTCAGAAGATAGGTCACCATCTTCAAAATATGACAATGTCCTTAAAACTTCTAATTTGCTCGCTACGCAAGCACAATTTGTAGATAGTGTTGTTACTCCAATTAATGGTTTGTATGGTATTGTACTGCGTTCTACTACGTTTTTAACAATATCAGAGGAAGATGTAGATGGAAATACTCTGCCAGAAAATTTAGCGAACATTGCAGGTTCTGCTTGGTCCGCGATTGTGGATGCTGCAAATGGTATTGCAGAGGCTTTTGATTCTGATGAGGCAGCAAAAAGCTTGGACGTTTTAAAATTTCCAGAATATTATGTATTCATTTTTGCTAACACAAGTCCAGAAAGTCCAATTCCAGTTTTGCTACCAGTTACAGAAAATAGCAACGACGATTTTGCTGCATTAGAATATGAAAATATAACTGCCTATCCAAAAGCAATAATTACAAACTCGGCAATAAGAGAGCTTGATACATTAGACCCTGGAACAATGATTAGAGTTGAGTATGATGGAGTAGATAATAAAAGTGTACCAGTGATAGTTGAAATTGTTGAAAATAAGCCAGAATTTACAAGAATGGTGGTTAATTCAATGAAAAACAGAGGAGCTTTTTTATCATCGGAGGCATGCTCTACAGACTCTGTTTTAGGTGGAGTTAATCACGCAACCGGAGACCCAATCGGCGTATCAGATCAACCAGATGATGAAGAGCTTTTACAATCAGATCAACCAGATGATGAAGAGCTTCAGGAATCAGAACAAGTATAGGAAAATAGTATGTCAGATCAATTACCACAAACACAAGAAGACGAATCACAAACACCACAGGTAACTACATGTGGAGATTATGGTGAATCTGGTCTTGAAAGTGGAACTTTAAATTTTACACCGAAACCTACAGTCTATTCGGATGCACCGGCAACAGCAGAGGATATAAAAGCAGCATACCCAGAGGTTGCTGCTGTCAATGGTTTTGCTGAAAAAATTGTGCAAGTAGCAAACGAATTGGGCATTGCAGACCCAGGTTGGTTAGCAAATGTCATATATTTTGAATCAGGCTTAACTTTTGATCCCAGCAAAACTAATCGTATAGGATGTGTAGGGTTAATACAATTTTGCCCAGGTGAGGACGCGGGACAGGCAGCAGTTGGAAAAACAGGAGAAGAGCTTGCCGCTATGGGAGCGGTAGAACAAATGGATTATGTTAAGTTGTATTTAGCTCAATATTATCCACGCAAAGTAAGAGGGCGGTCTAATACTTCTGCTGATTTATACATGGCTATTTATTACCCTGCTGCTGTTGGAAGAGGACCAAGTTATAGTATTTATAATGATTATTATAGACGTAAAGGTGTTTCAGGAGCCGCGCAATATTTAGAAAATAATGGTGGTATTAAAACTGCTAGTGATTATCAAATGCAATGTGATAGATTTACTCGAATGCCCACGGCATATAGAAACCCAGATGAAGTGGCTTCACTTTAATAAACTTAACTATTTATTAATATGGCAAATAAATCAAAAAATGAAATAGATTCGTATTGTATTGATGGTCTACCTCTAACTATGCGTGGGATTGCAGAAGGGGGTATAGATAATTTAAATCTTAGTGCCAATACGACTAGTGGTGTGTTTGGAGATACAATTCTTGAGCCAATTCCAAAATACATCAAGGCAGGGTGCGAAAAAACATACTCACATGGTAATTCTCATATTGTCCTTGGTAGAGATAGACCAGCTTCAAGAGCCTCCGGCTATGCCGGTCAAGGTCACACAGCATGCTCTTCAATTGATATTGTAGTTGGTCGAGGCGGTCCTTGTCCAGATGCTACCGAAAATGTAGATCCAAACTTTCGCGCTGATTCTGCGAGAATCCATATCAGTCAAAAAACAGATATTGATGCAAATTTTAATCTTGCAAAGGGAAAACAAGGAAACATGACTGCACGATCTGGAATTGGCATTAAAGCAGATGCTGTTAGAATTGTTGGACGAGATGGTATCAAACTTGTCACAAGAACTGAGCCATCAAACTCTAAGGAAGGTTCTGCATCTTATAATGGCATTGAGCTAATTGCCTGTAATGATGATACCGACATCCAATCAATGGTTAAAGGTGAAAACTTAGTTGAGGCGTTACAACAATTTGAAAAAAGATTTAATGAATTATCTTCAATTGTTTTAAAACACATTAAAGATCAGGCGCAGTTTAATGCGAAAATTTCAACTCATTCACATTTGGTCCCACAGGCACCAGCCGGCACATTGCCCGCAAGCCCATCAGCAGCACTTGGTGGTGCTGGTATTCAAGTTTCCATGGATGCAATAGAAACAATGATTGATAATTATAAAAACAGGATTAATACAAATATCAACTGGAACACTAGATATTTAACTTCTGCATCCCAAAAATATATTTGTAGTAAATACAATAAGGTCAATTAATGATACCAACACCATTTACATTAGATTGGAGATCACAGAGTGAATGCAATCCATTTCAAGACGAAGACAATTATTATATCACTGTTGAAAGTGAATACGAGACTCCCGGCGATGCAAAAGAAAGTCGTTTAGCTGAGGCACAACGTGACGGTGTTTTTAAGTTATTAAAATTTTACGGAAAAGACACAACAGGTGTTTTTGAAGAACAAGGCGGTATTTTTGATGCATCAAATGTAGAAGATTATTATGTATCATATCGTCCTTGTGTTCGCATGAAAGTTCTTGTTTCAGTTCCTAAAGACGATTTTGATTCAGTTGCCGATGATCCAACAGCCTGCGCTATAAACAAGCCAGCAGAAGGATACTTGTCTGCGTTTATTCCAGTTGGACAAGCCTCTTCACTGATCTCAGCGGTAGCAGAAGGTATGTTGGCTTTAGTACCAACGTTGCTTAATTCTAGCAATTACATTTCAAACGTTAACATAGTTCGTGAAATTAATAGACTGAATGCGGCGGGCAGGGTAATTCAGAGATATATTGATCTCAACAATATACCATCTTTTGAAATTGAAGACCCGGAGTGTGTACAACCAAATGAAGTGGATTATCAATTAGAAATTGGTTTCTCCTATGATTATAGTGCTGTATTTGCTCTCGTGGGCACGGACCAATACACAATTGGTTATGATTGTTTTTTAGAGAACAGTGTTTTAAACCATAATACAACAGTTAATTATCTTATAAACATAAGAGAAATGTTCTCTGATTTACAATTTAGCGATCAGTCAAGTTTTAATGCATTTGATTTTTTTACAAAATATACGATCCCCGTTCCAGTTATTTTACCAAAAGAAAACAACCTCGATGGCTTAGAAAAATATGATGAAAATGGTAATTTGTTTTCATTTGCAAATCTTGCTAAATTAATTACTTTAGATTTAGATGTTAATTTGTGTAAAACAGGAGTAGAAAAAAGACAAGAAGATTCTTTGTTTGCCGATCCTCGTACTAAAGCAAACATAGCAAGAACTGTCAAACAAACAAAAGAATTTGTTGGTAATAATGATCTTTCTACTGAGGGTGTTCAAAGGCTTCGTGAAAAACTACAAGACGCTTCCGCTCGCTCAGAAAAAGAAGGGGCATTTACAATATTGTATGAAGATGTAATGGCAAAAGTAAATTTTGGGTGTGTATTAGAAGAAACAATCCAATGCCTTTTAGAAAATTTAATCACTACTTTTGGTCAAGAAGTCTTTGATGATCCAGATTTAGAACAGGTATTAAATATACGCAATGTTAGTCTCGGTGGGTTAAATAATAATTGTAGCTTTGATCGTTGTGATGGAACGCAAGACGTGGGTTTGAAGATAGGGTTACCCATTTTTCAAGGAATTAATATTCCAAATGATTTACCCACGTTGGATTTTTTAGCGGAAACAATTAACGATGCATTGGCTTCCCTTTACAATACATTGGTGTCTTCATTGTCCTCGCTTATTTTAAGCATACTTAATGGGTTATGTGAAATAATTTTATCTGGCTCAGATGGTATTGCAAGAGTTGGAGATGGACTTAAATCTTGGTTAAGTCAGACGCTTGGTATTGATATATCCTCACTTGACGACCCGGAAGTGTGGAAATCTACTTTACTTTCACAAACAGGTGGAGGCTTTCTTGGCGTTATTGGAAATGCAGCAAGTACAGTAGAGGGTTCAATAACTCGATTATACACTCAAACTGGAGTTTCGGTTAATCTTCCAAATCCAGATACCGGTGAGGTTGAAAACGTTTTTATCTCGCCAGAATTTGTAGGACAATTTTTTTCTGAGTTAAACAGTGGCGTAGATGAATTAAGTGTAATTTTAACACCCACTGAGACTCAAAACGTTTTCAAAGGCACAGCATCTCCAGAAGTTCTCAATCTTGCCTACAAATGTGTTACAAGAAACGGAAGCACAATTTTCACTTCACCAGAGAGCTTTCAAGATATAATGATGGGCGTTGGAGATATACTACAGCCCCAGTTTTTAACACAGAACATCTCAGATGAGCCGGAAGTTGCTTATGATTATTGTGAACTTGATAATGATTTAGAAATTCGTAAAGAAATATTAAAGGGAAAAGACTCTACACTTAGTTCTGAAGAAATAGATGAGATTATTAATAAAGAAAAAGAACGTAAAAAGAATACTCTATTACTAAAAGTTGATGAGTTAAATTCATATCAAGCAGGTGGTTTTGCACCTCCGTTTCCAAATATTTTTGGTAAGGGTGGATTAATTCCCGAAACACCACCCGTAATCAGCGAAATTTCCAACATTGTGGTTGATGGTGCCCTTGGCGGAGCAGTCGCAAACTTTTCAATTGATGCACAAAACTATTCAGATATTTGGAGACAACTTTTTGGAGTAGATGCAGAAACAGAAACAGTTGAGAACGTCGCAGAGCCAAGAAGATTGTTCAGCGATTTTGTTGGCGATTATTCTTATAAGTATGGAACTGAAACGGGTAAATATAAATATGGATATTCCCAGTCATTAGCCGATGTAGCAGCTGATCCTGATGTTGATCCTGTGCCGGAGTTTGATATCTTAAATGGAAACAAGACTTATATAATTCAAAGCTTTCCTGGGAACTTTAAAAAAGATAGTTTTAGACAACAACTTACTAATGAATTTTTCGATGGTGTATCAAACGATGCAACTGAAGCCATATTAGACTTCATCGAGGATAAAGATGAAGAAGATGGTACATGGCAACAACTTTTCTTCGACCCAACAAATCCGCTTATCTCGTATGCTGCTATAGTTTATCATGAGGGTGGTCGCACAAATCTTGGAGCAGATCGCTTAACAGAGGTAATATTAGTTAAAAACGAATTTGACGAAGTTGATCAGCCCGTTACAGAAGAAATCAGCTATGATTACGGCAACTATTTTGGCACAAGTGACAAAGAAAATTTTAAAACAAAAATAACAAACACATCTTGGGAAGGTCCACTTGGGGATGGCACTACTTTTGCTGATGAGTTAGCAGATGGGCTTGTTAGTATTGCAAACAATGATTGGAAACTTTTTGAAAAGTTATCGCCTGGTTATGTTGTAGGCTCCGCCGCCGCGGCGTCCGCTGCCTCAGCCGGAACAGCGGCGACAGCTATATTGTACGCCGCCCCTGCCCTTAAGGCAGCAGGAGAAGCTGTTTATGTAGCTTCCCTTGCAACTACCACAACCGGAACCGCTGCCGGTCTTCCAATTGCCACACAGTTATTGAGTAGTTTATCAGCAGCAGCCGGTCCAGTTGGTTGGGCTATAGCCGCTGCAATTATTATCGGCACTATAACTTATCTATTTCTTAAAGATGGCGAAGACATCGCTCAGAGAATTATTATCCCAGAAGCCATCGGTGGGTTTGTATATAGTTATGATATTGTCGTTAGCGATAGAAACAATAAAGTCACAGTTGTAGAAAGAAAGATTAGTGATTCACTTATATCGCGAGGTAGTTTAAAATCGCCCGGTTGGCCAAGTGATATTGTGACGGTTAACAAAATAACCAGTGTTGCAGGAAATAGTTCTACTTCTACTCAAAACTCAGTCTCTGAATATATTCAAGACTACACAATTGGTAATACATCAACAAACTTAGGACTTGAGTTAACCACACAAAATCTTACAGAACTATCATATCCATATGTTAATGAAACAACAAACTTGTTTGATTTGATAATCGGCTCAGATGTAAATTACATCCCTGCTTCCTCTAAGGCTCTTGCTTATCTTGTTAATAAATCGGTTATAGATAGTTTTGGAACCACAGACACTAATATACGAAAAGAGTTAGTAGAGACTTCAACAAATGGTCCTGCTGTACAACAACTTATTAATAATATTCTTATTCAAATGGTAGAAAGAGTTACAGATCCAGATCCAAACAAGTATTGGCTGGGAGGGTATCAAAACGGAAATTTTGATAATATAAATCTATCATATCCAGCAAGCGATATTTTAAATTATAATAACATGCGGTCGTTTTCGCAACAACTTAATTCACAATTGTTAAACGCTACATTCAGTGGCGACTTTTGTGACTCATTATCCACAACAAGAAGAATAAACGCAAGCCAGTCATTGGTAATGTTAATAAGACTTTTGATTGTAGAGCAGGCGATGATTACAATTCAAGTGTTTGATAAATTTGACTTAGCATTTATGGAAAGCGATATTTTTATCACAAATATCCAAACATTACTTTTTAATGAAACAACAAAATACGGAGATAGCTTTGGACTAACCACAAGCCTTTATTCTGATTTAACTGCCGCTGCAAAAAAATATTATGAGATACTCGCATTTTTTGGAGAACAGGAGCCCGTTGAGTTTGAAACTGATGCAGAATACTTAAAAGACATTATTAAAATTGAAGCCAATAACTTAAGATCGCCAATTGTTAATGCGCTTAATCTTGGACAAAACTGGAAATCTTGGGATGGTTTTGTTACAAATCGCTTATTCCCAACATTTGATGCTCCTTCAGATATTGATAGTGATTTTCAAAGTTCATTTGCAACACCGCCAGAGTCTCAACAAGTTTCTGCTCGAAGAGAGATTTCCGTTTCCAGCGGTTTTCCTGTAACAGAAGAAGATATATCTGACTTTGTTAAATATACAAAAGATTCTTTCAAACAAAGTCTTGGTGATAGTGTCCCTAATGAAATATATACTGAACTTTTTAACACTTTTAATGAGTGGATTTCAACTCTTTCACTACCAAGTTTTGACAATTATTCCTACGATCCATCGTCAACCTGGGGAACTGCTCTTTCTGAACAAATTAGCGACACTATAAGCAGTGAAGTTGGAGTAGCAAACTATAGCGTCAACTTTATCTTTGAAGCGGACTCACGCTTTGGTCGTTATGATTCAGAGTACCAGGTCTACTCGGACGCTCACATATTGTTTAACATAACGGCAACATTTGATGGAGATATAACAGATGATTTTGAAGCCTCTTTTAGCAGTGAGGCATTTTTAGATCCTTTTTTTGTAGAAGGAACTGATACACAACGATTTTCGTCCGCAAATGTGGGTGGCTTTGCATTTGAAAAATATGTAGACTATAAAATAAAAACACAAAGTAATGTTGTAACTGGCTATGGAGCGTTTCTTTTGGAGTTATCAGGTGATAGTAATTTAAATTCTTTATTGTTTGATAAATTTGAATACATTAGATTTGGATACAGAATGGTATATGTTGCAGATGTTAGTTATGATGTGAGACTCGAAAACGCGACCAGTCAGGCTATGTCAACAGGACTTGCCAATATTATTTTAAATTTGCCAAATAGTGAAGATGTACGCAATCAACAAAAAGCTTTTTACGTTACAGAACAAACCAGAAATATTAATGGCACAAGCGACACATATGATATGGTGACATTCCCAATTGTAAGCGCAGAGTGTGAATATGTTGATACAACAACCAACCAAGATATTACCATTCAACAATTTTTAGATTCCATAGAACAAAAATACAACGATGAGATTTTTAATAATATTAAAAACATGCTACTCGAAACAGATGAGTATAAGATTGTTATTGATAATGTTTTGTGTTTAAAAGAATTAATTGCGTCTTTATCCTTTTATGAGTACGCTTCATTATCCGACGAGAGCGTGTTTCTTTCTGGTGTAAACGGTGTGAACCTGCACAACATTACTTCCCGCGCCAAACTTTCAACATTACAAACATTTTATGCCTCTATTTATGGTGAAGGACAAATATCTTATCAAGACCCGTTTACCAAAAATGTAATAACTTAACGGAGTATTCATAACTATTTATAAGAGGAGCAATATTGAGTGCCTGGATTATCGCCAAAATTACCATTACACATCGATCAAATTGATGGCTATGCCTTGACAAAAAACTTCAAAGAAGTCGCACGTCAGAATCTTAAAATGGTTGTGCTTACAAATCCAGGTGAGAGAATTATGTTGCCCAGCTTTGGTGTTGGGATAAAAACGTATTTATTTGAAAATGCAGACACAATCGTATTTGAGGAAATAGAAGAAAAAATAAGACAACAAGTTAGAACATATTTGCCTTACGTCACAATTGACAATATTAATTTCCTTTCTGAAAGGAACGCCTTTAGTCAAACAGAAATAGAACCCTCTTCATTATCAAACTATGTCCAAATACAAATTAAATACCGTATTCCAACAATATTTATTTCTGACACATTATCGTTAGAAATTTAGTTATTTATATAATTATGTAACAGGAGATACTATTTCGTGGCTGATAAAAGAGAAAACGTCAAAGTTAATTATCTAAGCAGAGACTTCGGCACAATTAAAAACGACCTGATTGAACATGCACGAAGGTATTATCCAGATACCTTTAGAGATTTTACAGACGCAGGTTTTGGTGCCTTAATGATAGATGCTGTATCTTATATTGGAGATGTACTATCTTTCTATTTAGATTATCAAGCAAATGAAAGTTTTCTTGTTACAGCAAATGAATATGGCAATGTCTTAAAACACGCTGAAACTGTCGGATATAGACATTCAGGACCGCGCTCGACATATGGTGACGTTAAACTTTATATTTTAGTCCCCTCAAATTCTTCAAACACTGGACCAGATTTAAGCTATGCTCCTATTTTAAGGGCTGGCTCTACATTTAAAGGCGGAAACGGATCTCTTTTTTCACTTTTAACTGATGTTGATTTTGCTGACACAAACAATGAGGTTGTTGTTGCAACTACAAATGCCTCTACAGGCGTACCAACACAGTATGCAATTAAGGCAACTGGGCAAGTTGTTTCTGGAGAACTTCGTATTGAAACCTATACAATTGGCTCGTTTACTAAATTTCGTAGTCTTGAAATCCCTGGATCAGCTACAACAGAGGTAATCTCTGTTGTTGATTCCGAAGGTAGAGAATACTATGAAGTGGACCACTTATCACAAAACACAATTTATGTGCCAATAACTAACACAGACACAACCACAAATGTTCAAGCCCCCACAATTGTAAAACCTTTTGTTGTGCCAAGACGATATATCGTTAGAAAAACACAAACACAGACAACCTTAATTTTTGGATATGGATCAGATGATCAATTAAGTTCTCCAAGTTTAGCAGAAGCCCGAGATGTTGTATTGGATTTACACTCAAAAACTTATATTACTGACAGTGCTATGGATCCCACAATTTTAATTAAAGGTGATAAGTTTGGTGTTGGTCCCTCAAATACAACACTAACTGTTACTTATCGTGCGAATACATCAGAAAATTCTAATGCAACCTCAAATTCAATTAATGAAGTTGCTGGTGCAATCTTAGAGTTTGCAAATAGAACACAGTTAAGCACAGCAACTATTAATTCAGTTAGAGGTAGCATAGAGGTTACAAATGAAAATCCCATTCAAGGCGATGTTGCTCCCCCTACTATCACCGAGTTAAGGCAACTTATTTTAGGTGCTCACTCAGCGCAAAACCGAGCAGTCACAGCCGAGGATTTTAAAACTCTTGTTTTATCAATGCCTGCAAAATTTGGTGGTATAAAACGATGCTCGGTTGTTCAAGATGTAGATTCTAATTTAAGAAATATTAATATCTATGTTATCAGTCAGGCAACAAATGGAATACTTGAGCCCACTAATACAATATTGAAAGAGAATATTAAAACTTGGTTGAATACCAAGCGCATGATCAATGACTCTATAGATATTCTTGATGCAAAGGTTGTCAATCTTGGGATCAAGTTCTCTGCAATTGCAAACAACAACGAAAATAAAACGGTTGTTTTTGATCGAGTACAGCGTAGAATGAATGAGTTTTTTGAAACAAAATTAGATGTCGGAGAGTCTTTTAGTATTACAGAGATTTATTCTTTAATCAATTCAACACCTGGGATTGTTGACGCAACATTTGTCACAGTATTTCAAAAGACTGGTGCAGGCTATGCGACAACTAATTTTAATGTTAAGAATTATACCACCTCTGACGGAAGACTAATCAGGGCTCCAAGAAATGTAATTTTTGAAGTCAGATTCCCAAGTGCAGACATCGAAGGAACAATTAGATAATGGGTATTAAAAGGTATACAGCAGACGCAGATAATACAATTACAAATGCGTATAAGTCTAACTTAACTACCAGAGCAACGGCTTCAAATATGGGTTTGTCGGACTCACTTGAGGTGTTTCGTATTTATGGGCAAGAATCTTCTGGTTCTTCAGAACTATCTCGTGTTCTCGTTCAATTCCCTGTTTCTGATATTACAACGGACAGAAACGCTGGAACTATACCAGCAAGCGGAAATGTAAGTTTCTATCTTCGTATGTTCAATGCTAAACACCCATTTACATTACCTCGCAACTACAATATGATTGTTGCAGCGGTTTCTCGATCTTGGGATGAAGGCACTGGCTTGGATATGGAAAACTATTCAGATCAAGGTGCATCAAATTGGGTAGACGCAGCATCATCATCTGCTGGCGTTACAGAGTGGACAACAGCAGGTGGTGACTATCACGCTGAACCTCGATTTACCGCATCGTTTGTTGATGGCACGGAAGACATGGAATTAGATGTAAGCGATGTTGTAGAGCAATGGCTTGCAGGCACAAAACAAAATTATGGATTTGGCATATTCTTACAAAATGAGTCAGCCTATTCATCTTCATACACAAAGAAGTTTTTTGCCAGAGAATCTGAATTTTTCTTTAAGCGCCCCGTGATTGAAGCGCGTTGGGATTCTGCGACCAAAGATGATCGAGGAAATTTCTTTTATAGTAGTTCACTCGCACCCGCAGCAGATAATTTAAACACTCTCTATCTTTATAACTATGTGCGAGGTCGATTGGTTAATATCCCAAGTGTTGGTACAGGAGAAATTTTAGTCAGCCTTTATAGTGGGAGTACAGATAATAGCACACCTTCTGGCTCTAAATTAGCTCTTTCACTTGGTGGTGATGTTGCCACTGATTTAGATACAAATGCAACCGGCGGTTATGTTTCAACTGGTATATACTCTTGCTCAATACCAATTACAGCCGCGGCTACACCTTTAACTACTTTATTTGATGTTTGGCATTCCGGTGGTGTTGAGTATTTTACTGGGTCTGCGATTGAGCCTGAAAAAATAATTGCAAGTAGCTATAATCCCTATTCAAGATATGTTATGAATATTACAAATTTAAGGGATAGATATTATCGCAATGAGACTGCACAATTTAGACTGTATACACGCAATAAAGATTGGAATCCAACTATTTATGTAAAGGCAAGCGCCGTTCCAGAAAACATAATCATCGAAAGTGGATCTTTCAAGATCGTAAGACTTGTAGACAACTTAGAGGTTATCCCATTTGGAACAGGTAGCGATAATCACACTCAGTTATCTTACGATGCTAGCGGAAGTTATTTCGACTTAGATATCAATATGTTAGAGGCTGACTATGCTTACGGTATCAAGTTTGCTTTTTACGACGATGTAGCCCAGAGTTGGAATGAATATCCAGATATATTCAAATTTAGAGTAGAGGAATAAAATGTCTATAAAAGACTATTTTAATAGAACTTCACAAGTTGTAGTATCTTCGAGCCTCAAAACTCTCTCACAAGACGCAGAGTCTCCAGAATACATCCAAGAATATATTGAAAAACAAGATAGGCTGGAGCCACACATTGATTTCAGTGACCCGGCTAACTTTGCAAAATATGGATCTGCACAAGAATACTATGATAAGGCACTAAAGCACATTTATGGTGAGTATCCTTATGATGGCTCATTAAAAGAAAAAGTTGAGTGGCGGAATGATGCAACACTCCTTGACCTTTATATTTTTGATAGTAGATATCCCAAGACAACGGGCTATGCAATATTATCCAGTGATGGGTGGGGAACATTAACTGGAAGCCTGTCAGGGGGCTATGGAGCGCCCGCAACAGACGATTATGAATACATAAACATTAAAGGTGGACCAAATTCTGTATTTGGTTCTGCGCTGGGCACGTCTTCTATATCAGATGTGTTTGATTCAAAGTCGAATATATTTGATCAAACTGTAACTGGCTCAAGCGGACCTGTCACAGGACAAAGAGTTACAAATCTTCAAGCTAATTTGGATCAAGGTGTTACCGTTGAGTTTTGGCTTCAAACAGGCTCCTTAAGCACAGCACTAACAGAAAAACAAGTTGTTTTTGATCTTTGGAACGGGGAACTTTCTTCCTCTGCCGGATATGGACGCCTGCGTATTGAACTCACAGGCTCTGGAGCGCCATTTCTTGTTACTGTTCTGTCAGGAACAACTGGATATTTCCAACAAAGTATTGGTAGCTCCTTAACACAAAATAGTTTATCTGACTGGGCTCATTATGCAATTTCGTTTGCTAATAGTGGCACAGATATCGTTACAAGGCTTTATAGAAATGGTGAGCTAAATGATACGCTAACTGCTGGTACAAATATATCAGAAATTAGAGAAGATATTGAGGCTAATATTGGGGCTCTCGTTGCTGCACCTTCCGGCAATGTATATACAAGTGCCGCAATTGGTGAAGGCTGGGGTAAGCTTTCTGGCTCTATTGATGAATTTCGCTTCTGGAAAACTCGTCGCACCGAAAAAGAAATATCAAGAAATTACTTTACAAGTTATATTGGCGGTGGCACAAACACTGATACAGCGAATCTTGACTTGGGCGTTTACTTTAAATTCAACGAAGGTATTACTACTGACACAGCCACTGACTCTGTTGTTTTAGATTACTCCGGTCGTATTTCTAACGGAACATGGGAGGGTTATCCAAGCTCAAACGCTCGTAACACAGGGTCAGCTATTGTATCTGCTTCAGCAGGGACTGAGGATTTAGATCCAATTGTTAGATCTAATCATCCAAAAGTTCTTGATCTTGGCACAGAGCTTGGGCTTTCTGGATCACTTTGGGACTATGAAAACAATTCTTCTCTTTATTTTACAATGCCCACTTGGATTATTGAAGAGGACGAGGGCAATGGTACAACTGGAGACTTAAGAAAACTAACTCAGGTCATGTCCAGCTATCTTGATAATCTTGATCTTCTTGTCGGGGAGCTTCCAAAACTGAACATGGCAAGTTATCCAAGTTCATCAACTAGTGGAGAAACTTTTAAAATATATCCCCATGTCCAGACAGCAGTTCGCTCTTTTGGTCTTGAAGCGCCCGAACTATTCTCCAACGGCAACATCTTAGAATATTATCTTAACCGTGATGAAACAAAAGAGTTTGAAGAAGATTTAAACACGGTTAAGGGCATAATCTACAATAATATTTATAACAACCTCACCGACATTTACAAGGCAAAGGGAACTGAAAAATCCTTTAGAAACCTTATTAGATGTTTTGGTATTGGAGAGGATGTAATACGAATTAATGCTTATGCCGACAACGACACTTATAAGTTTGAGACAAAACGCCGTGCAGGGAATTTTAAATCTAAAGCAATTAATTTCAACCATAATGACAACTTCGCAGGCACTGTTTATCAATATGCAGATACATCAAATGCAAATAGTGTTTCTTACATTTCTGGATCTTCAACGGAGGGCTTGACCCTTGAAGATAGTTTCCCGATAACTGTAGAAGCAGAGGTTCTTTTTTCAAAGAAAATCTCTCGCTTACTTGAAAACTCTAACACTCAAGAATTTCCTTATTTGACTGCATCTCTGTTTGGTATGCATACACCGACAGCAACAAGCCCAACTGAAACTGACTTAACATGGGCATCTTCTGATGTTGCTAACTTTCAGGTGTTTGCAATTAGGGATAAGGTTCTTTCCGATGATGTTAAGTTTATGCTTACCTCATCCGATCCTTTCCCGATTCCTGAGCTTACATCTTCATTTTATCAAAATACCTACAATAATGAAAAGTGGAATTTTGCTGTAAGAATTAAGCCTACAGGTTATCCCCAATCTTTTTCAAGCGGAGCTTTAGACAACGATTATGTTGTGGAATTTTATGGAGTTAGCTACATTGCTGATCGACAAATTCATGAATTTTCACTCACAGGATCAATCGCAAAAGCAACCGCAGAAAGTTTATTAACTTCTCCAAAGCGACTATTTGTTGGTTCACATAAGACAAACTTCACTGGTTCTACTTTACAATATACAGATGCAAAAATTACATCTTGTCGTTATTGGTTTGATTATCTCGATAATGCAGCTATTCAAAACCATGCAATTGATCCAGGTAATTTTGGACACCCTCGTCCAAATCGCGACACATATCTTCTTGAAACTGACCTTTCAAATGTTCAAGTTCCTGAAATTGAGTCTCTTGCCCTATATTGGGATTTTGAAACTGTAACTGGTTCAGACAATGGAAGTGGAGTCGCATCCACCTTTGATGGAAAGTTTACAGTTCAAGATGTTACTTCTGGATCTCTATCACTTATTTCCAGATATGATTGGCTTGGAAAAATTCTTAAGTATCAGCATACTGGTCGCGGTGATGCGTTTCCAATAAATTCAACAGGTTCAGTGGAAACACAATATTTGTATGCTGGAAAGCAACATCTTCCCGAGATCGTATTTGGCGATGATAACATTCGCGTATTAAACCAGGAAGAGACTGAGGTCTTTACAAAGGAAACCAGACCTACCAAAACATACTACGCTTTCGAGAAAAGTATGTATCAGGTCATCTCCGACGAGATCATCAATTACTTCGGCTCCATCGCTGACTTTAATAACTTAATCGGTGATCCCGTAAACCGCTACCGTCAAGAGTACAAAGACTTAAATTATCTCCGTCAGTTCTTCTTTGAGCGAGTCACAAACACACCAGACTTAGACAAGTTTATCAGTTACTACAAGTGGATCGACTCAACCCTCGAAACCATGTTGATGCAACTTGTTCCTGCTTCCGCCCAGTTCAGCGACGGCATTGATAACGTTGTCGAGAGCCATGTATTAGAAAGAAATAAATATTGGAGCAAGTTCCCAACATTAGAATTTAACACACCCGATCCAGAAGGTGGCGCTGTTAGTATTAACAAACATTTATATGACTGGAAACGAGGTCATCGTCCAATTTCGGGAGAAGAAGAGGACAATTGTCTGTATTGGAAAGAGCGTGCAGAGCGTGACGACTCTCCAATTAGCAGTGGTGTTACAACAGTTGACAGTAACAGAAATAGTATATTGTCTGCATCATTACAAGTATTTGAGAGGCGCTGGACTACACCTTACAAATACACGCTTGAAAAACAAAGATCAATCCATGGCGGAATAAACTACTCAGAAAACAAAAAAACTAACTTCTATCGAGGTATAAACTACCCACATGGACCAATAACAAGTCTCTTCCTTCCAAAAAACGTTCTTAATGCTTACAATGTAGATGTAGTAACGCTGAAAGATTGTGATGATGTTATTGTTCCTAATGAAAAAAAGAAATATTCTTTTGGGACAAAAAACGGTCGAACTTTTAATTCTGGTTCTTTTGATGGCATCAAAGGTGAAATTGCGATGCCCTTTAATATCCTTTCCGCTTCCCAAGGTATCGGTGGGTATAATACATTAATTCAAGATAATTTTTTATCAGGCTCACAACTTGTAAACCTTCACTCCGATGCGTATGGCGACAGAAATGAAACTCCAATGCAAGGTCCGTTTACCGAAAAATATGTTGGAGGTCACCAGCATCGTCATGTAAGAATAAATAATCATGATGCAACTCGTGTTGGTGGAGATGGAGCCGCTGCACTTAATGATCTCGATGGGCAATACACACGCCCAGAAGCTTGGAGACTTCTTCTTGGAGGTGGTCCAGGTTCTAATGGTGCCATTGGGTTAACTGGTCCTGATTATGGCGGACCTTATCCAGACCCGCAAAGATTTCGTGCCTGGTGGTGGAGAGAGGAGACGGCAAAACGCCCTGTCAATATCCGTAATATTTTACAAACAACTGCTTCAGTTGATACTGTTCTGTCTGGTGTTTTACAACACGGACCCATTGGAAACTACGAAAAGACTTATCAAGTTGTTCAGACTTCCGGTCGTAGCACCAACAACTTCTGGTTTAATGACAATGGTGCAACTCTTCCTGAGAGATATATCAACGACAATCCGGCAACCACAAATGTCCATACACTTGTTGGGGTGAGACCCTCTAGCTATCTGGCTGCTCGTCAACGCGGTAACACTTTTCTTGCAGGAACAAACGTTGGTGGTGCTCCAAATGTTGCGTCACTAAGAAGACTCAGTAACAGATATTATCCCTCGCAGACTGAGGCGGATGAAGCAAGCCGAAGAACGGTATTCCAACTCCCTGATAGAACTAAGCAAGATGCTGTAATTGTTGAAAGATTTTCCGCCCCAGGTGGACCTGAGATTAACTCTCTTGGTTTCCTTGATATTATGGCTGCCGAAAAATCTGTGTATAATGCACTTCCATACAGAAACTTAACCGTTCGTGGCTCTGGATCAGGTGAGGCTCCAACATATGTTCCTGGTGGACAACCAATTAAAATAGAAGATCACCTTGGGATCCGCCGAGGATTGCGTAGTCTTTCTAACTTACATACAGGACGCTTTGGCTCTGATGCTACATATGGTTCTATAACACAGGCTGATTATGTTTCTTCACCATCATATTACAAAGTTAACCGTAATGCTTTGCTAAGAATTGAAGGCGAAGAGGGTTCATATTCTACTGGTTCAGTTTTTGATACTTGGCATATTCAACATCCCATTCCGCAGAACGATTTTCAATATAGTTGGATTAGTGGGTCTATTTTATCAGGCACTACTGCATTTGGTCATGCTCCAAAGTCAGGACAAGTATCTGGTGCGAACGGTTTCAATGCAGCGATAACTTTCTTATCCTCATCGCTACCTGATTATTTTGCCGATGCGGATCCAGGTGCAGGAATCGCAGAAATTC